TTTCATCAAACCATCGAAAGCACCTGCTAATTTTTCCCCACCAATATTTTTTAAGAAACCTTTTGTGGCATCGTATGCTTTATATCCCCAGTTAATAAATGTGGCAAGACCATCTATAAGTTTAATTCCAACATCTGCTACAAACTCAACCACACGCATCATAACCTTAGCAATCTCCATCAATTGTGGGAGATATTTTATTAACCTCACAGCAAAGTATCCAAGAATGACATTACCAATAAAGTTTTTAATCCAACCAAAAATTCCCATGCCAGGAGTTTTTGGCATTTCTAACTTTTTCTTTTCTGGATTTTTTGTTTTAGTTTCTAATTTTTGTTCTTGCTTTTCCCTATCACCTTTCTTATCATCTTTTTTCTTCTGATTAAGTTGATCTTTTTCTGCAGCAAGAGTTGACTTGAGAATTTTTTCAATAATAATAACATTACTATAAATTGATTTTAGAGGGTCGTTTCCAGGAGATACAGGAGAACCAGTCTGCAACTCTTTTATTTCTTTTCCGGAAACAAATTTAGTCTTTGGTCTTACTACAAGGGCACCACCTCTACCACCACCTTCTCCACCCTGTCTCGGACCGGGTCTTCCTGGTTGTGCATTTTTATTTCGTCCTAATATTTTTGAGGCAGCAGCTCTTCCACCTGCCTTAACCATAGATCCACCAATTGCCCTTGCCCCTGCTCCTAGTAATGCTGGTAATGCCATATCTTATCTCCCTCAGAAAGGCATTGGAATACCCAAGATATTCCATTTTGCTTTATTACCATTACCAGTAGGTGCAGCATTTGCTTCAGATCCAGATCCCTTATCTTTATTTTGAGATGTCTTTGGAGCAGGAGCTCTAACAACAGTCACATTACTTCCACCTCCAGGTGGTGGACCTGGAGTAGAAACCTTTGGTGGAGTTGGTGCTATTTTTGCAGATGTTGATGTCCTCTTACCACCAAGAACCATATCAACATCACCTTTTCCTTTAAAGATATTCAATTGGTGTGCAGCCTGAAGTCTTTGTTGCATTGTTTTCCCCTTTCCAAAGACTCCTTCATTAATAAGTTCATTCCATTTCATATCACGCATTTTGCCGGTCTTTTCATCCTTTTTCTTCATCTTATCAAAGTCATACTTATCTTCAATACGATATCCACCACCTTCCTCTTTGCTTCTTTCATTAGCCCAAAACTGACCAAGAATATTTTTTGCGTTCTTTGCAGACTCGCTCATCTGACCCTTTTCGTCAGCATAATCAGTATACTGAACTCTGATGCCACCTGCTTTTAATTTCTTTAAGAAACTCTTCTGAGTCTCAAGTGCTGGATTTCCATCCTTTGCTCCTTGAGCGCGAAGTTCTTTAATCTTTGCTTCTGCTTTTGAAATTTCAGATCCAGTTCTTTTCTTTGCTCTTTGTATTGCTTTTTGAAGTTCTGCTTGAGATTCCTTTGACAAATCTCTTTCACTTATTGGACCACCAAATCCACCAAGCATTTGCTTTGCATAGATTGCTCCAGCATCTTTATACGTTGCTGCTCCAGATCCAGATAATTTTTCTTGAAGTTCTTGGAAAAATCCTTTTTGATTTGGTTTACCTTTTTCTTTTGATCCTCCTCCAAATAAATTAGGCATTTTAAAATTACTAGGAAGTGTGGGCATCTTAAACCCACCAGAACCACTAGGTAATGTAGGCATCTTAAACCCACCAGAAATATTTGGGGTTTTTATTCCAATGTTGTTAGTAATTCTTGTAATTGCACCAATAGGATCTGTTAATAAAGAACCAGTTGAAGCACCTGAGGGTCTTGAACTCTTACCCCATGTTGACTTATTATTAATATCCGATCCAAAGTTATATTTTAAGAAACTATTGAGGCTATTAAAAGCCCGCATCATATCCTTCGAAGTTTTAAGAATATTCACTCGACCAGAAGGAATCTTAGGGAATCCTTTTAACGGATCAGGAGTTCCTCTCTTACCAAAATCTTTTCTATTTCCAATGTAACCACCAACAGATGCATAAACAGTATCATCCACTATCTTTGGTTGATTCGTTCCACCACCAGCAGCATTCATTGCTTCCAGTGTGTCCACACCATACTTTTGAACAGCACCTTTACTCATAACAAACTCACCATCGGTGAGCATTGCTGGAATTTTATCAGTGCCCTTAGCACCATTTACTTTACCACCACCAGTAAATCCCAACATATCAGCACTGATAGGAGCACCAGTTGTTCCACCAAAGGCTTGAGTATCATCCAGTTGGGTCTTACCTTTTTCTGCTCTCTCAGGATCATTTGATGGAGTCAATGACTGTGCTATACCACCAATGGCAGCACCACCAACAATTGCAGTTATTGCCGCAGCAGCAGGATTAGCTCTTGCAAAACCAATTGCAAATTTAGCAGCTGCCATACCCAATTTGGCAGCACCTTTAATCAGAGCAAATGATAATCTGGTGACAAATCTACCAAGTCTTGTTCCAAACAACAAGTATGCTGCTAAAAGTTTAGGTCCAAAATCAACTAAGAATCTAATAATAGAATCAACTTTCTCTTTATTTTTTGGATCAGCAAACCAATCAATAAACTTGATAAGGAATCTTCCTATTAAAATATTCAGAAAGAAATCAAATATTCTATCTAAAATAGACTTAACAGGAGCAATAACCCCTTCTGCTACTTTCTTTAAACCAGAAAATCTTTTTTCTAAATTAGATTCTTGGAGTTTTCTTCTCTCATTTTCTGCTTGTTTTCTATCATAACTGGCAGATTTTTTCTTTAAATTATATTGTTCCTTTAGAATGTCAACAATGTTATTGACACTCTTTGCAATTCCTACAAGTAAATTTTGTTCTTTATTAGTTTCTCTTTTTGTCCTTGCTTTTTTCTTTTCTTCCTCTTCAGGTTTATCAAATATTCCACGAGGGATGATTGAAGTTTTTGGTTCTATACCAAATGGTAATGCTTTTCTTCCACCAGTAGATACTGTTGTTTTTTTTGCTTTAAACTTTGTATCTGATACCTTTCTACTCCTTCTTATCTTTACTACTTCTTCAATCAGAATTGTTGACTTCTCATTTCCTTTCCCCTTTGTTTTATATAATATTGTTGCAATTGCTTCCTTTAGAGCACTAAGATAATCCTCCTCTTCAGAGAGGTTATCTAGGTCTATACCCATCTCTAAGAGTATTTCTATTGGATCGGTAGTAGTCCTAGATGCCATGCGCTTGTTGATGTTTTAATTTTTCTTCTTCAAGATGCTGCTGTAATAGTGCTACATAAATGTCCCGTTCCCACGGAATCATATTTTCAATCTCTGTTAGTGAATATTTATGGTACTGCATCAACGAAAAATTAAGACGATAATACCCCTCAAGATTCATATGAATGAGGGCTATGCGAAAAAACTAGACAGTCCCTCCAACACAACTTCACTTTCGACTTTAGTCTTTGGATTCTTAACAGTAATAGTATGAGAAAGTTTGGGCATTGTATCAAAGAACTTCTCAATACCTTTAAACTGAGATGAATTCATTGACTCAAGAAATTCTGTGACTTCTTTCTTTGTACAATCTGCTGCTGCCCACACTTCTTCTCCACTACAAATAGAATCAATACAAGATGCAATCAATTCAAATGATTGATCCATTGCACTTTGATCTTTGAAATCAAAGTTGTTTTTAATAAATTGATCCAAAGATGGATATTTCATTACCATCATAATATTATCATCAACTTTCACTTGATTAGTATGTTCGTCGTCCTTCTGAACTTTAATTTCATCAAGATCAATCGTCACAGAAACTTGAGTTTCTTCATCATCGGGACAGATGACATTAACTTCAACAGTTTCTCCAACAGACTTTCCACGAATATTGAGGAACAAATATTCAATATCAAAAGTTGGAAGTGCTTCTACTTTAATTCCCTTTGTGAGAATGCAGTTTTTAATAACTGTTTTGATTGCTGTTGTGATTTGCTTTGTCTCTTCACTTTCTAAAGCAATCACGAGAACCTTTTCTTCCTTAACTAGAAAAGGTCTATATTGAATCGTTTCTCCTGTTGATGGCAACTCAAGTTCATAAGTTGGTGTAGAAATCTTTGGTAAAGGCATGATGTCCTATAGGATGTTTCAGTAGGATTATTTATACTGGGTAGACGAAATCACAAGTGTCCACCCACCAATCAAAACGTCTTAAAACCGTTGTATAATATGGAGACAAACAAACAAAACCATGAAGGGAATTCTAAACTTCTATCTTGCTTCTGCTTTATCAGTAACAACTGTTGCGACTGGTGCATGTTTTGTATGGTATGTTCAAGAGTATGATGCCGCATACAAATACCATAAAGTTTCTCCAGAAGTTTCTCAAATCCACCGAAATAATTCCCTGTGGTTGGGATTGTGGGGGGGAATTTATGGTCTTACTGGTGTCGTAAGCGCAATCGGTCTCTCTCAGGGAATCAAAAAAGACCAATGAAAACATTCATTCTCTCTTTGCTTTTAGTACCTTTTCTGTTAAATGCTGGAACAATAATTTTATTCTCTGTTTTGCAACATGCAAAGGTTGAATTTCCAACTCCAAACTAAGAGGATTAATTAAAAGAAAGATTCTCTGGCAATTCTTTCAGCTTCTGCTTCTGGAGTACCCGATCTAATAAGACCTTCCCTCATTTTATTAGCTTCATAAACTCTACCACCTGGCAATCTATCAGCAGTAGATACAACAGTTGCTTGTCCTGCTGCCTCTTTTTGTTGTGCTGGAGTTTGCTTTGATGCCGATGTTGATGATTTATCAGTAGACTTATCGATAAAGTAACGAATATACGACATAGAAACTGTACACTTCAATAATGAGGATGCATCATAACTAACTGGCATTGAAGTCATTGTTCTTGGAAATGCTCTCACAAAAGTATAAACAAGAGCTCCTCCAGTTGGGCTAAATCCACTACCTAAAGGCAAAATTCCTGTAAGACCTGAGTCTGGTGCAGAATAACTATCTCTTTCAAACTTTGTTATCTTTAAACCTTGTGGAGAAGTATAATCATTAGAATAGTTCATTCTATAATGATAATTTGCATCCGCCTTATTACCTCCTTCATTTCCTCCAGTGATGTAATCCATCCATGCTTCAAAAAATCTGATAGGAAGATAATTATCAGCATTGACATAAAAAGTCAAATCAATTCCCTCATCAAACATTCTTCTATGAACATGTTTTTCAGTAACTCCAGTGCGATCTCCAGTGAGTTCTAATGTTGCTAAAGAAGATCCAGGAAGACTTGCTTCAGAACAAAGTAAATTTAATGTATACTGATCTCCACCTTCACCACTTCCAAGAGACACTCCTTTTGCAGACAAAAAATTATTAAAATCAGAACCTGTTGGGAGACCAATCTCAACATAAAAATTAGATGTTGTAGCAGGTCTTGACAGTTTTGATTTAAATTCTGAAATTGGGACTACCTTTGCCATCTATAAATAGTTTTTACCTTATATATTATGTATGGCAGAAAGTATTAAAAGCAAATACAAACCGTCATTTCCTAAAAAATATAAAGGTGATCCAAGCAATATCATATGTCGTAGTAGTTGGGAGAGAAAGTTTTGTCGTTACTGTGATTTAAATGAGAACATTCTTGAGTGGGGTAGTGAAGAGTTTTGGATACCATATATCTCACCTGTAGATAAAAGAGTTCACAGATACTTTCCTGACTTTATTATCAAAGTAAAAGAAAGTACAGGTCAAATCAAAACTTATGTGGTTGAAGTAAAACCAAAAAGACAAACCCAACCACCAAAGAAAAAGTCAAGAGTCACTAAATCATATCTGTATGAGTGTAAAACTTATGCAGTCAATCAGGCAAAGTGGAAAGCAGCAGAAGAGTTTTGTGCTGACAGATTGATTCAATTCAAGGTAATCACAGAAGACGAATTAGGAATCAAGTAATGGCAAGACGTGCTAAAAGAAGAACAGGTGGACCTTCTTATGAAGAAGTAAAGGCACAGATTAATGCCAGAGAAGAAGAAAGAAGATTAAAAAAACTAAGAACCTCATCCAATCGCATCTTACCAATACTTCCCGAGTTGAATGATACTCATGATCAAGAGGATCAAATGCTCATAATCATGGATGCTTTGAAAGACACAGTAACTCCCATACCAGAAGAGGGTGGATTATATACCTTTGTTTATAATGCAAAAACACCTGGCATTGAATATGATCAACACCCTTTGATTGCTTGTGTAGAATTAAATGCATGGGGATTTAGAGGTATTAATTTTCACTGGAGAAAGTATAGGAACTATACCTGGAATGAAGTAGCAGGACAACTGTATGAAATTAGATTCGAAGAACTTGATGATCTTCTTTCAGTTCAGTATGGAAAGTTCATACTAAATAGATAAAAAAGTAGTGCGTAATGGCATCAGCGACTAGTAAGGTAAGCAAAGTAGAGACTGGAACTAGTGTCCGCAATAGAGAAAGTAACTTCTATAAGACAGAAGTTACTACACTTGCTGATGGGTCAGCAAAAACTGAAACTTTTAGAACTGATAAAGACGGAAATAATTCAGTAAAAATTAGAGAAAGTACAACTGATAAAGACGGAAAAACTACAACTGAAACAACTTCCAATGCAACACAGGAAGAAAAAAGAGCACTACAAAATCCAGATTCTCAATTGAGTCAATCGGTAAAACAACAAGTTGAAAGCACCAGTGGTTCTCTTGAGGGACAAGACGGTGTTACTAAAGAAACTCTTGAAAAAGCAAGTGGTGCTGATGGAAATTCTGCAAAGACTGAAGAAGAGGGGGATTCACAAGCCTCAGAGGCAACCAATGATAGGTCTAACAATAAAAACTTTGGTACAGACCTGAGATATCCAGCAGACATTGCATCAGACCAAGATGTTATCCAATTTACTGCTCTTAAATATGAGGTAAAAGCAATCGAAGGATTTAGTTTTGGTGGAAGAGAAAGAGTATCAGCAGGTAGTAAAGGTTCCAGAAGTCTTGGAACAGTAACTCTTCCCATTCAATCTGGTATTAAAGATAGCAACATTGCTGGTTGGGGTGAAGATGAAATGGATCCTCTTAAATTATCTGCGGCTAATACAGCATTAAAAACTATTACTCAAGGCATTCCAGGATTTGATAAATCTATTACACAATTATCCAATCAATTAAAAGGAAGTAAGGCAGATTTTAAAACATTTGCTGCATCAACTTTTGCAGAAAAAGCTGCTGGTGTTCAAAATCTTTTGTCAAGAACTCAAGGAAAAGTTCTTAACCCAAACCTTGAACTTCTTTTCCAAAAACCAGCACTAAGACCTTTTACTTTTCAATTTAAATTGTCGGCTAGAAGCAAAGAAGAAGCAGATAAAATCATCAAAATTATCAGATTCTTTAAACAAAATATGGCACCACAAAAAGGTGGTGGTAGTGGAGGAGCAGGTGCAAACCTTTTCCTATTAGCACCAAATACTTTCCAAGTACACTATCTTTATAG